ACCCTCAATCTGGCTTCAACCGCACTGATGGAGATCTGGTTCGGCTGCGCGACAGAAACGTGATACCTAGAACGAATGCCTGCCGAAAGACCCGTGTCCCCGGCAGTCAATGTGGTTAGCGGTTCGGTGTGAACCTCCATGGCGAATGGACTAGCAGTCGTGACCGCTATCCCGACGTCCATGGTCCCCATGTCGAAGAAGCCGCCTACATCCAGTGGTCCAACAAGAGCGAATGAGTCCGCCGTCCACGTAACCGCCGGACCAGACCCCGCGTGGGTGATTGCCACCGCCCCGGTCGTATCCGTAGTTGTGAAGGTCATCGCTGCGCCGACGTCGTATCCGATCGTGAAGATCGGTGTATAGCTGATGACCGACGTCGAACACGTCAACGCCGCAGTCGTGCCATCTACCGCCAACGTTCCGTCGATGTCCGTGTTGTCCAGGTTCGCCGTGCCGTCTACGTCGAGATCGGTCCCGATGAATGCTTTCATCGCAACGCCGAGCCCGCCGTCCGTGTGAATCGAACCGGTGACTGTGCTCGAAGCGTCGGTCGTGTCATCGACCGATACAATCCCCGACGTCACAACACCGTCGAACGTCGATGCGCCAACAACCTCAAATGTAGTCGTCAACGTCATCGCATTGGCAGCCCAAGTGAGATTCGTCCCGCTCCCGGCGTGCGAAATGTCAACTGCCCCGGTCGTATCCGTTACGGCAATTGTCATCGCTGCGCCTGCGTCATAGCCGAGAACCCAACTTGGCGTGTGGGTCGTGTAGGACGTTGAGTTTGTGTTCGTCCATGCGGGCACCGTCCAACCCATCGTCGGCCCGGTCCCGGTATGCGTGACTGCGGTTACTCCTGTCGTTGCAGTCGTCGCCACCTGTACATAGACGGTTGAACTGACGCCGAATCGGTTCGCCGGGGACTCAAGACTCGTGAAGCCAGCGCTGATCAGCCGCGCTGATGTCGCGCCGTCAATCGATACCGTCGAGCTCATGTCCACACCGAACGTCGTGCCGACGAACGACGTGGCACTCGTGCCCGACAGCGTGAACGCCCCTTCGATGTAGAGCGAATCGACGAAGTCCGTCCGTGCCAATCCAGCGAAGCCGAGGATGGCGACCACCAGACTCAGTACAAGTGCTTTCTTCATGATCGCCTCCTAGATGAGCGGCTCGGCGAACGTCACAATACAGATCGCCTTGCCTGTGCTTGGCGCGGTGCTCGAATGCGTGTACCGCGCGTAGATCGTCTGCTCCGTCGTGGGCGCCCAGTCCAGCAATAGCCCGTCTGACTGGCTATCAGCCGTCGTGGGATGCCCGTCGTCCAGCAGGTAGTCGTAGTCCGTCGAAATCCCGATCGTCAGCGCATCGCCCGATCCGGCGTTGAACGCCGTGATGACCTTGACCGTTGCGTCGAGGAAGCGGCCCCCGGCGGGGATCTTGCCGATCTCCACCGTGGCCGCTCCGTCCACAACGTCGTCGTACTCGATCACCGCGAAGATCACGCTCTGCGTCGCAGGCAGCCAAAGCGCCGGCTCGCCGGGATTCCGAAGGTTGATGGGTCTCAAAGCCATGATCCCCCCCTTATGCGGAATCGTCGTAAGCTGTCGCGCACTGCCCGATCGGTACTCGTGCTCCACCACCGCGGATGATCAACGCGGAGAACTGGGTCGTCGCATCGACGCTCGCCACGCGAAGCCCGACATGCGTGTAGTCGCTGTCGCGGGTCAGGTCTTTCGTGTCGACCTCGAAGAACGCTTGGATCTGGAGGTCGGTCACGATCAGCCTCGCCGCCGCGGCTGCAAGCTCGGTGATGTCGAACACCGCCTCGCCTGGCTCGGCCGCACGAATCGCTACCTCGTCGGTGTTGACAACCTCGGCGAACAACCCGTCGACGCCGTAGGTCGCGTCGTTGATGCACGCCGCGAGCGACGTCGCGCACGCTGCGTCGGTCGACGCCTGGTTGAACTGCCGATTCGCCAAGCTCTCCGCCGCCGCCGCCGTGAACGTCAGCTCGGTTTGCTCATCGAGTGCCCCATAGAGCAACTTGTGAATCTGGAGCTTGAGCGTGTCCCCCACCTGAACCGACGTGCACTTCACCTTCGACGCGGACACCTTCTCTCCCTGCGTGACCGTCTGTGCGGCCCCGAGGATCGAAGCCCCGCTTCCCTCATCGTCCGTCGCCTCATAGACCGAGTACGTGAAAGACTCCCCGGTCAGCAGGCCGTTCGCCGTGACCCAGAACAGAGCACGGGGATAGTTCTCCATCGAGAAGTACGGCCCGGTCAACGACGTCACGTTGTAGATCGCCCGCAGCGCGGTATCTACCTTCAACTCTTCTGCAAGTCTGATCATTTCAACCTACCCCCTAGGCTGCGAGCTTGATGAACGGGCTGACGGTGTTGGAGCCATCCCGCAGCGTCAACGGTGACTGAAGCCAGGGCTGGCCGTCGATGTAGAAATCCATCTTGATCGTCAGCTTGCCCGCCAAGAAGTTGGAGAACGTTTGATCGTTCTTGAGCGTCGGAGGCATTCCCTGCTTGAGCAGGTAGTACGCCAAGTCAACCAACATCAGATCGCCGGCCGAGCCAAGCGCCGGCCCGAGCTCGTCGTAGAACACGGGCAACCCGATGAACCGATTCGGCTCGCCTTCGCGCGCACTGGTCGTCCAGGCCAATTGGCCCGCGCCGTCCGTCATCGTCATCAGCTCGGCCAGCACATCGACCTTGCTGCAAACCCAGATGTAGCGACCACGGCCAAGCGTCCGGACGTACATGTTGACCGCGTCGACATATTTGATGTGGCTCGTCGTGTCGCGGTCGACAGAGATCACCGCGCTGCAGGAGCGGAAGCCCTTGGGCTCGCCCGCGCCGGTGCCGGTGCCGATCTTGTCATCCAACCATGCGCTCTGCGCTCCACGGAACAACGGCGCGATGAACCCAGCAGCAGCAGCCGCGTTCGCCATCAGTTCCTCGGTCACAACCACGTAGGCGCCGACCTTTTGCGGCTTGATGAAGATCGACTTGAACTTCGGCGTAGTCGCGTTCGTCAAGTCGGAGGCTTCCTTGGCCGAGTAGACGGCCATCCCTGCGTAGATCCCCTTCGATCCGGTCTGGTCGAGATACGGGATCTCGAGCTCCGCATTCGGAGGCGTCCCCGCAGGAAGCTCCCGGCACATGTCGCGCATGTAGTCGGTGTCGGCGGGAAGCTGGAGAATCTGTCCGAATAGCTGTTTCCCCATCAGCACGCCGCCGTCCGCTCCGGAGGTCGTCGCGAGATCGCGCTTGCCATCCGGATCGAGCTGCGCGACGGCTTGGTCGTGGTACTTCCGCAGTCGTTCGCTCCGCCCGCTGTGCGGTACGGCGAGGATGTCCCGCAGGAACTCGCCCTGCCCTTCAACGCCACGCGAGTATCCCGCTGCCTCGAATTCGGCGTCGACATCCTTCGGATCGCCGTCCTCATCCGGGGCCATCCGCTCAATGATCTCCTTCTCGATCTTCTTGACGCGCTCTTCGTGCGTCTCCATCTTCGACTCGATCTCTTGCTTGGCATCGCGAAGGTTCTTGCCGAACTCTTCCTTCAGCTTGTCCTCCACCCGCTGTGCGAAGTCCTCATGCTGCTCCGCGATGCGCTCAAGCGTCGCTACCGCCGTGCCCAACCGCTCGTCGACGGTCGGCTTCTTCTCATCCGCCATCTCAATCACCACCTGTGAGCACTCTTTCCAACCGCGCTGCTTCCGATTCCAACGCCCGCAAGTGGATCATCCCGGCTTGCGTCAACGGCTCTTCGGTCCGAGTGGATTCCTCCGGCTCCCCGTAGAGTGTTTCAAACGTTGCCAATCGCTGCTCGAAGTCATCCAGACCCTCGAGCGCGCGCCCGCCGTCCCCATCGTCTTCCGTCACCGTGCGAACCTCTTCGATGTTGGCCTGTTCGTTGGCCGCGAAGTTGCTCGTCACCGGCGAAATCTCGTACAACCGCACCTCTTTGAAATGCGGGATCTGGCTCTTGTCCTCCGCCTCCACCGTCTCGACCTTGCCGGGCACACTCGAGAACGAGTGGCTCATCTGCGTGATGTAGCCGTTCTTCATCCCTGAGTAGACCCACTGCCCTCTCGGTACGTCGAGATCCAACTGCCCCTCAATCCACAGCCCGTGTTCGTCCTCACTCGTCATGGCTGAACCAATCGGCTCTTCCACGTTGTGCATCCAGACGAGCGGGAACTTGCCCTTGTGCTCCTTGATCGTCTTCTTGAATGCGCCCTTGTCGAAGACGGTCCCATAGGCATCGACCACACCGAAGACGGAGGCGTATCCGGTGAAGCGCCCCTGCTCTTCGAGCGATCGAAGCTCTAGATCGAAGACCGCGATGCGCTTCTCTACAGCCATCTCACGCCCCCTTTGTCCCGTAGCTCTCTACGCAGCGACACATCACGATCTCTTCGCCGGGGCCGGACGGATCCCCCGGAAACTGCAGCCCATTCGAGTAGAGGTCGTTCAGGTTGACTGTCTCGCCGTCCATCGCTGCGTGGGAATCCCTCACCCGGTCGTCGCCTGCCGACAGCCACGTCTTCGTTTCGACCACGCCGCTCTGCCGCGCTGCCTCGTGCATCCCGTATCCCGACGCGCCATGGACCTCCGTCCACGCGATCGTCATCGCCCGGGAGACGCTGTACTGGTCGTAGAGCGCGCGAATCCGCCGGCCAATCTGGGCATAGCTCTCGCCCTCGGCGACCCCGGCATCGATCGCCCGCTGGATTCCGTCCTGCGTCGTGCCCTCGATCAGCTTCACGCTGTTCGCAACGTGGCGCTCGATGTAGGACTTGAGCGCCGCCGCGAACGGATCCCACTCCACTGCCCGCACCGACCGCGCCCCATTCAGGTCGGCGATCACCTCGTCGCCCAGCGATTCGACGACTGCGCTCCACACTGCCCGGAGTGTCTTGCGCCACTTCTCGAGGTCGATAGACGGTTTCAGATTCCCGCCCTCGACTGCGCTCGCAACGGCCCGCCCCTCCGTTTCGAACAACGCTCTAATGAGCGAGCGCGCTTTCCTGTCCCAGCCGGACTTCTTTGAATCGATTGATCGGTAGTACGCTTCGCGCACTGCCCCTTGATTGGTCCGCGTCGACCGCCCCTCTTCCTCGATGGGCTCCGGCGGCTCGGTGACCATGCTCGCCGGGATCATGTTGATCGGTCGCCAGCTCATGTCCGAGCCGGGGAAGTCAGGCAAGCCGAGCTCGAGGCGTTGGCTCGCAGCGTCAAAAGGCAAACCTGATTCGCACAACTTCCCGAGCATGTCGATCTTGTCGCGGAAGTCGGCCATCACCCCCGGCGTGCCCGTCAGATCGAAGTCAAGGTAGATCTCGCCCTGGCGTGGCGGCCATGAGGTGTTGAACAACGGGCCAAATGCCCGGTTGTATACAGAGCGCGCTTGGCGTAGCCTCGTCGGAACCGGCCCCTTCCACGCTGCAGCGATCGCCCATTCCTTGTTCGCGAACGTCGCCCCGGACCGACCGAGTGCCTCCGCATGAAGCCCGAGCACCATGAAGATCGCGTCTTCCCACCGCTCGAAGCTGGCGAGGAAGTCCATCTCCGCCGGGCTCAACCCGAACGGCACGAACTCGGCGGGGAAACCCGGGACGATGATCTTCCGCGCATTCGTCGGGCCGGAGAGATCCTTCTTGATCGCCTTACGGAAGTCGTTGTGTTGCTGCTCTGTCAACCCGACTTTCTCGCCGAGCTTGGGGGCGATCATCCCGTCGCTCCACACGCGGTTCGCCATGCTCGACTTGTTCCACAACAGGCCGGCATTCATCGTGTCGACGATGCGGCTCGCCGCCTGCAGCGGAGCCAGCCCCCACACGTCGTCGCCGGGGTCGAAGAAGCGATGATGGATCACCGCCTCCGGATCGTACCTCTCGGGGTTCGTCGCACCCTTGGGATAGACCCACTTGACGACGTTTCCCTTCCGGTCCTTATCCACGCCCATGTTCTCCGGGCGTAGCCGCTTGAGCTGAACGGTATCCCCCACCTGGATGATGAGCTGGAATGCGTTGCCCGCGAGGCTCTTGTGGAGGTCAATTGCTGACTGTTGGAAGTCCCACTCTTCACCTGGCCATGGATTGCGAACGACCTCCATCAGCGGGTGATCAGGAAGATCCTCCACGCCGTCAGCGATCTTGCGCCGGACGATCCACGGGGGTTGGCCAACCCAATCCTTGAGCAAGGTGACGCCAGCGTAGAATGCGTAACAGGTCTTGAGCCCCTCGTCGACAGCCTTCTCGACATCCCAATCGTCCCACTCGGTGATGCCGCCAGCCCAGAAGGCAGAAGAAGCCGGTTCATCCGACGGGTACACGCCGCGGATGAGCCGCATGGCAATCGCTACTCGGTCCCGGAGCCGCACTGGCTGCCCCCTACGCCAGCCTTCCCTCATCTCCTCGGCCATGCCACAAAAGCAAACGGCTCTGCGCGATGCAGAGCCGCGGGAGTCACACCTGCGTGCTTACCGTATTCTAGTCTATTGGCGGGGGGGGCGTCAAGTCCTTTTCACCGTGCGTGCATGCCAGTGCCCATCTGCGCCAATGTACATCCCGTTCCGAACTTCGGCATCGATCAACGCGAAGTCTATCGCAAGCTGACGAAGAAGCGGATCGCGCGGCCATCGCGTTGTTGGCCCCACGAACCGCATCTGCCGCTCAAACTCGATCGCGGCCTCGATTGCTTGGATCATCCCTCACTCCTCTCCCGGCTCGGTGGCCTCCAACGGCAGGGCGCGGATCTCACTGATGGCCGTAGACCACGGCACCCCATGCTGCGCCAACCTATTCAGGGAGGAGGTAAGAAGAATGACGAAAGTCAGCCCTTGGCATTCCAGCAAGCCGGGTATCGAGGTGTACCACAACAACAACAAGTGCACCGAAGGCAACAACATCGAGAAGAAATACTGGACTGCGGGCACAGGCGGGAAGCGCCTATGTCTGACCTGCAAAGGCCTCAATGACGCTGGGAAATAGCTAGCACGCGCCATCGACATCCTCCAATAGAACGCAGTGGTGGGATACCAGTTCGCCTAGAAAGGCAACTGGTATCCGCCATTTTCGGGCTAGATTCTTGAAGTCGCAGCCAGCAGCAGGCCCATTTCGAGCAATCGACTCACCGTAATCTAAGAAGCCATTCTGATCGCCATGATGCAGTTCGAAGCACAGAATCTCGCCGAAAGAGCCGCCACATCCAGTCGGGTGTGCCTGGTATAGGCCCTCGATGTACCCCCGGAAGGCCTCTAAATGAGCAACCATCAGGCCTTTCATCAGAAGTCTCCTACCGCCAACTGGGACATTCCGAGCAGCGCTGCAAGGCTCACAAGACCCCTCAACTTCCCGCAAGCGGATCGCGCCTCTTCCGCAGAGATAGCGCGCCCATTCGCGGCTTCCGTGAGCAATGATTCTGCGGCCTGTATGGCGCACCTGATATGCTCATCCCTCTCCCGCAGCTTCTCCCGATCGACCAGCACCTTCCCGCTCGGCGAGGAGGCGAGGGCAAGGCGTGCATGAGCGACTAGCGTTTCCAGCCGCGCAACAGGATCACTCGGTGTTGGCGAGAGACTGACAAATTCCGCGAATCCTCTCAGCGCCGCGTTCTCGGCCTCCAGGGCCTGACAGCGATCGCGGTAGTAGTAGCTCGTACCCTCGTCGTCTGAGTGGATCGCGAGGGATTTCAGCTCCGCGATCCTCGCCTCCAGGGCGGAGAGTTCGGCGCGGGCCTCATCAATTGCTGCTTTGTCTTCGAGCCCCTCATCAGCGAGCACTCCACTTATCGTACTCTCAAGCGTCTCACATGCAGCAATGAGCTTCCTTATCGCCTCAGTCTCCATCACTCCTCCCTCGGAATCAGCACCAGCGCGTTCGGGTGCTCGCGCCTCATCCGCGCCCACTCCTCCTCGCTCTGCGGGAACGATCGCCACTCTGCCTGCGACCCTGGCTCGATCTGCTTGTCGGCTGCCATCGACGAGGGAATCGCCACCATCAGCGAGCCACTGCGACGTCGGATGGACCGCACGTTCTTCTCAGGCGTCATGTCTCGCCTCGTAGAACCCGCCGATACTCCTCGCAGTACCGCTCATACGTCCATCCCTCTCTGCGGGCTCGTCGCCAGAGAGCCTCGATTCGGTAGTTCAGTGTCTTTCGCATCTCTTCCCGCCTCCTTTCATCGTGACATACATCATACACCTTTTCCCTCACGATGTCAAGTCCGATTGGAGGCACGGAGCGGAGTCAGACACGGCATGAAATGGCGCTCCTCCCATTCCCATCTGCCTTTGCGCCATATCAAGTTTCCACGCTTGATCGTAGTTCCCCATCACCCACCTCCGTCACAACTCGTTGATCAGCTCCCTCAACAGGTACAACGCTGCGAACAGACACAACACGATGAACCATGCGAAGTGCCAGCCATGTACTATGATCATCCTATCCCCCTTTTGGGTGCAATCGTTCCCAGAATGGGTACAGCTACTCGAGCTCAATGCTGTACACCTTCGTGCTGATCTTCGGCACCAATAGCAGCCGCCGCTTCCCACCTACCATCGCGTCCATCCGGTCCGGCGACCACACCGCGCCCTTGACCCAGTTGCACATCTGGTACTCAAGTCGCTCTTGGCGGCCGATGATCCCGCACTGCTTCACCCATCTCGCCCGGATCGGCAAAGCCCTCACATACTTGTCCGCGACCGCTGGAATCAGGTTCGCCGTCGTCATCTTCGCTTCGGGGATGTTCATCGCCTCGGCGATCGGGTTGATCGTTGTGATGATCATCTCCCCGCCGGCGTTCGACTCCGCACAGATTTCGATGTGCCCGCACATTTCGCGGTAGTCGCCGACTGCCCCTACTGCCTTCGCACCCCACCGGTCCGGAGAACAGCGTTCGGATAGGTCGTCGATCGTCAAGGAGCGACCATCCGCCGTCAGTCCCTCAACGGAGATCCCGCACTCATCAGACCCCGGCTTGCCCGACTTCGATGGGTCGATGAATACGCAGATCATCTCATACCAGATCGGCGCATAATCCAGGCTCACCCTTGTCTCGTCGATCAGCGTTTGATCCCACACGGCGCCGGGCGTCTCCCAGATGTCCTCCGCCATGATCTCCTGGCGATAGGATCGGTCGTCCATGTCCAGCGTGATCTCTTCCAGCGCCGTCGAGCTCAGGTGCGGATTGTCGTGCGATGTGAAATGGAAGCATTCCCAGCGCCCCGTGGTGTCGGCTTGTGCTTTCTGGTAGAGCTTGGCCGCGAACATCGGATCGCGGGCTTGGGATCTCGCTGCGCTTTCTGCATCCGGCGGCGTATAGATGAACGTTGTCGTCCCGTCATGATCGAGCATCATCGGTGCGACAACCTTCGTCCATACCCTTTCGTCCATCATCTGGAACTCATCCAGAATGACGTCGTCGCCGTAGTCACCACGCGCAGTGTCGGGGTTGAAAGCCGTCTTCGCCTTGATGCGTTGCTCGGTGCCCGGTGCTTCGATGAACCGCGATGATTCGTTCTTCTTGAGTCTTCCTGCAGCCACGGGCTCTTCAAGCGCCCGTGTTACCTCAAACCAGAATCGCTCCGTCTGCTCTTGTGTCGGAGCCATGTACAGAACGCGATGCCCTGAGAGGAACTTCTGGACAGCCCGGATCGCGATGCCCGTGGTCTTCCCCCCGCGCCGTCCCGCACGGATGACAATACGCTTCGCTGTTGAACGAACGAACTCGCGCTGCTTGCCATGCGGTCTACGCAGTCGGATCTTCCGCTTCGTCGCTGTCGGCATCGTACTCCACAATGAACTTCACTCTGCTCTCGCTTGTCTGTTCAATCTCCTGTTTGTCGCTCCACCCAAAGTTCTTCAGACCGAAGATTTCACCGGCCGATCCTCTCTTCCGCAGGCTCTTTTCGTAGTCGTTTTCGACTCGCAGCTTGGCCCTTTTTATCGCGTCATGAAACTCTTCGCTGTACCCCTCGTAATTCATGAGAGCTTGCCGGCTTGCGAACCCCAAGGACAAGGCCAACCCGGTCACGGTCATCTCCCCGATTTGCGTCTCATCCACGTACGCATCGATCGCCGCTTGCATCTCGGCAACCGTCTGGTATTTCCTCGGGCGCCCGCCTGCGTGCTTCTCAGTCAGCTTCTCGGACATCACGAACACCGCCCCCTCTCCTCGCTCGGCCTATCGTCTTCCGCGACACACCGAACCGATCGGCGAGAATGGTCGCTGGCTCGTCTGAAGCACGGATCTCCGCTTTCTCTTCTGCAGACAGCTTACCCTCATAGGGACGTGTCGGCGGGCTCCATTCCCCGTTGCGAAACTTCTTCGTCCGTACTGTCGCCGCGATGTACTCGGGCGTGATCGATTTGACTTCCACTCGCCCCGTCCCCGGCTTGTGTAGCGCTGCCTCGATCGACTGAAAGCCGTTCGCCCAACACTCGCATTGCCGTTGCGACACTGGGGGGCGGTCGATTGCATCAAGCGCCGCCGTCAACGCCGGCTCACACCGCAGGGAGATCACGTCTTGGTATCGCTTCACGTCATCCCCCCAACACCCGAATCACTCGTCGCCAGAATCGCCGCTCACGCCGCTCGGTTCGCGCGAACCGTCGCCACAGTAGCCAGTCGTCAAGGCCCCCACACAGCCACAGCCACACCAGCCCGAACGCCGCCCCGCTTGTATACAGAATCGTCATCCCCGCCCATGGGTTCATCCGATCCACTCTCCTGATGAAGACACGCAAATCCGTTCCTTCTCACTATCGACTGCCATGACCACCACTGCGATCACCTTCTTGCCGCGAGAGAAGGTCACGCGGTAAGCGTCGCCGTCATCTAGCTTTACCGTCGCGATTCCGCCATTCGCAATCACGTCTTCCTCACCACCGTTGCGTGTCGCCGGATCTCCCGCGCGAGCTGCACCGCGTACAGATTCCGGGTCGTCTTGTCGCCGAAGTCCGGCCGACGTGTCTGCTTCGCCTCGGCGGCGAACCACCGCTCAATCGTCTCCTCGAGATTCCGTGGCGGGCTCATCGTCTCCCCTTCAATCCGTTGTGAATCGCCGGCCGCGGTTGCAGCTTGATCATCCTGTTGGTGAGACCGCACACAGTACAGGTGATCCGCACAGGGGCCTCTTCGGGATTGTCGAACGTCAGCGACTCGAATTCGCCGCAGACCTCACATTCGTATCGATATGTCACTCGCATTCCCCCTCCTTCAGGGGAGACGAGCATGGGCTTGGCAAGCCCGCTACTTGTCTCTGCTTGATTCTTCTCGAAACAACATTCTGCGCGACGCCGGAAGCACGCGCCACCCATCAGGCTCCTTCTGTCTGAGAACAAGCCCCTCTCCAATGTGGCTGTGGTAGAACTCAACGCACACCCAACTTGAAACGTCACCCAAGGCGCGCACAACATCCCTCCCGAGCGCAATTGACTCGAGCAGACCTTCCAAGTAGCTCTTCGGCAGCCCCAGCTCCTCCGCAATTACGCCTATGGCCTGGCTGAATGGCACGTCGCCCCCTTTTGCTGTGATAGTATTCTATCACTTCCACAGCATCCTGTCTTGATCTAACGTTCATCGCTGTTGCTATCTGTTTTGCGGTCATTTGCCATGGAACCCATTATCTTGTGCTATGTCGATCCCGAAGGTCTTCCCCGCCCGGACGCACGGCTGCCCGAGATCGGCCAACTGGTTGTCCGTCGCACGTACCCGGCGAACGTCGCCCGCCGCCTCCAACCGTGCCAACACCTCCGCATCACAGAAGACAAACGCGAGCCAAGTCCGCTCCTCTGCTATCCCCGCGTCCTTCAGTTGCCGACGATAGTCCGTCGCCGTCACCTGGGCGCCCCACTCCAACCCACACTCGAGACTCTTGGCGTACAACGCCGCCGCCGCCGACAGCCTTGGATCTATTCCCCGCGCTGCGAGATAGGCGGGGAATGACTTCGCCTCCGGATCAACTGCTTTGTATACAGATTTGAGTTCGTGGGCGTCTTTCGCCACGTCGCGGTCGATCAGCGCGTAGGCTGTCAGCCGCGTCGTGATCGCTTCGCCCTTCTCAACATCTCGCCGACGATGGCACCAGATCAGCTCATTCGGAATCCGCCGCCGATCCATTCCAAGCAATTTGAACGACCGCATCTCGGGATCGAAATGGCAAATCACTATGTGCCCATCCTCGACAAGCTGATGGCATGATCCCTCTCCCTTGATACCAAGATATGGCTTCCGGTTTGGCGGCAAACCAAGACCTTCAACAGCCGAACAAAGCGTCGTGCAGTTGTCTACACGATCCTGTTCCTTCGACCCACCGATACCGAGCTTGCGACCATCCTCTGCAACTCCGTGGTGCGGCACAACCCACGGACGGAACTGCGGGTCGCGCCCATCGTAGCCACACACCTGGCAGCGATAGCCGTCGAGTCGTTTGACCTCTTGGCGCACTGCATCGCTACGGCTCACTTCAGCCTCCTCCAGCCGTATACGCAGACCTGATAGATCGGGTCTTCGCTCCAGTCGCGCATCCCGTTGCGATTGCTCAGATAACACACGCCATACTCTGCGACGGCCAGCGGGAACATCTGCTGCGTCACGCGGCCGATCTCATCGGTAGCCGTGACCGTCACCTCGTAGTCCCCCGGCGCATAGTCATGCAGAACAGGTGTCCCCACCTCACGCCCGCCGTCACCGCAATCCCACTCAATGCGGAAAGCAGATTCATCCAACTGGCGCCGATCCTCCGCGACCAGGGCCACGGACAGCTCTACCACGCAGGGCGTTGCGGTCGGCCGTGCCGACACGTCATAGATCAGCGTCGTCCATGCTGGCACAGGCTGTAGACAGCCCGCAAGGGCGCACACAGCGAGCGCTATGGCGGTAATGATCATCCTGTGTTTCATGGTCCCTCCTCCTCAATTGCGGTACATCACAGCCCGCGCCCAGCCCCAGATCGCTACTACGGCTAGGACGATCACCAACCATCCCAACCAAGGCATGTCATCCCCTCCTCTCCCGCCAGAACATCAGTCTTGTCGCTCCTCCAGGTAGTACGCCTTGCCCCGGCTCGTACCCGGGCGCTTCGGCCCCTTGACCCGCCGTTCGTAGATCTCCGGGTCGTGACCCTCCGTGATCAGATCCGACTTCCGCTGCCCGTTGCCTTCCGGCATTGCCCCCGCCGCGTAGTGCGCAATCCACCGCCGCACCGTCGCGATCGTCCACGACACACCCCAGCCAGCGATTGCATCCATGCAGCCCAGCACCTCATCCACCGCGTAGTCCTCCTCAACGACCATCGCCCGCATCCCCTGTTGAATCGGTAGCCACGCCTTCCCACGCGGGCGCACCCCCTGGAGCTCGGCGAAGTGCTCGGTGAGTCGGGTCAGATCCTCCCGGGCCATCGTCACCCTCGGCGGAGACGAGGGAGGGGTGTTGTTCTTAGTCTTCTTGTTCTTCTCTTCTTGTTCTTCGGGTGACGCATGCGTCACTAGGGGGGTGACCGTAGCGTCACTAGGGGGGGTGACCGTACTGTCACTAGGCTGCTGGGGGGGGGTGACAGTAGCGTCACTAGCTGCCTCTCGATACAGATCCCAGCAAGCCTGCGAGAATGCACCGAAGTTGAAGATGCTCGTCTGATGCTCGCGGCGAACAGTTCGCAGCCATCCGTCCTCTTCGAGTTGTCTCGCAACACGGATCACGCTCCGCCGTTCAATCCCCATGCGGTCCGCGAGAGTCTGGTAACTAGGGCTGGATTCACCGTGCTCCGTTTCGAACCGAAACGCGGCGAGGTGCATGATCAGCACGAACGCATTGCCCTTCACCCCAAGCTGGCCGTGATAACGGTAGATTGGCTCGGGGATGATCACGTTGCCGTGGTCGAGCTCGGGGATTCCCCAACGGAAGGACAGCCGCTCTTCGCTCATCTGGCCTCCCGTAGATCCCCGAGAAGCCAGACCGGCACCATCGCTGTCTCCGCCAGCCACAACAGAACCAACACAAGATGGAACCCAATCCTCGCATAGAGGCGAGGCTGTGCTGCTACTTGTCCCACGTCTCACCACCCGTCTGGGGTTAGGCGAGCACTAGCTTCGCTGCTGGCTCAACGATCCACGCCCGAGTTTGAACTACGTCCATCACTCCCAACCAGTCTCCGGTTTCGACCGCTACCGCTACCTCGTCGAACGGGTATCTATAGTTGGGCCGGATGTTCTCAGCGCTCAGCACGCAGTTTGAAGCTAGTACCTTGAGCAGCCTAGCCCTCTGCTCATCACTCTGTCGATTATACCATACAGGCGCGCGTTCAAGAAGTTTGAAGATTCCGCTTACATCCACGAGCGCCCGCGCCGCCGACATCCGTTCGATCTCTACAGCTACGACATCCCCCCTCTCGGCGAGGTCGCGATCGACCTCGGCCCACTGTCGTGATTCGATGATCTGTTGGATCTTGTCCATGTACGCTGCATTGCGTAGCTCGGAGATCCGCCGCGCTTCGGCCTTGAGCTGAATCAGCCTGGCCTTCCGCATTCTCTCTTGGTCTTTGAGCGCGGCTTCCTGCGCCCTGAGCGTGCTCTTCACCGCCGCAGATGGAACGTGGATCTTGTCCACCACACAGCGGAGCCGTTCGGACAGCACCTCGGCACGATGGAACGGCTGCTCGCAGCGTCCCTTACTGCGCGTGCAGTGATAGTAGACATAGTGGTGTTTGATCAGCGAGGCGGTGATCTGGCATCCGCAGTACGCACAGATGAGAAGGCCGCGGAAGGGGAACTCGTCCCGGCGTACCCGCGGACTCGTCCGCCCGTGGAGCTTGCTCTGTACCATCTGCCACATCTCCCGGCTAATCAGCGGCTCATGCTTGCCCTCGTAGGTTTCACCCTTCCACGGGAGCGCCCCATAGTAGACGGGATTCTGCAGGATCTTGTGAACGGCGCTCTTGTAGATCTTGCCGCCGTAGCGCGAACGTAGGCCCGCGGCGCGGACCCACGCTCCCACCTCGGCGACGCTGAGTTCAGTGTGTGCGTAGAGCTCGAATAGCTTGGCGATCAACGGCCCAGCCACGGGATCGGGTTCGATGCCCTCGCTGGTGTTGACGTAGCCGGTGGGCGCGTAGGTAGGCCAGAGGCCCTTCTGTGCCTTGGTCTTCAGCCCTAGAGCCACACGCTGCGAGAGCTGCTGTGAGTAGTGCCGGGCGAACACCGCGTGCATCCCACCGAGTAGCTGATTCTCGGTGTCCGACACCTCGCCTTCGGTCATCGAGATCAACGTGGCGCCGAGGTCTTCGGTGAGCAACGCGAAGTCGGTCATGTTCCGGGCGAGCCGGTCGAATTTGTATACAAGAACCGCATTGACCCCCGGGTGGCTACGGAGAGCTTCGCACATTCGGGTGAATTCTGGGCGCTTGCCCGTGGTGAATGCCGATTCGGACTCGACGAAGGACTCGACAATCCGCAGCTTGTGACCAGCGGCGTAGTCAGAGAGGACTTGATCCTGCGCCTCCAAGCTGTAGCCGTGTTCGGCTTGCTGGTCGGTACTCACTCGGATGTAGCGGTAGACATTACGCATCGTGGTCAATGTCCATCTCTTCCACCGCCCCCTGGGCAACCTCGATGAGCTTGTCCAGGGCCTTTGCCGCTTCTAGAAGTGCCGTAGGTGGCACCTCCTCTGCATTCGGCCAGAAACGCGGCATCGTGTCTGAAACCGCTGCCTTGGCGATCCGCAGCTTGGCAAGATCGGTGAGCAGGATGTATTCAGATTCCTTCATCCGTCCTCCTGTGTCATCGCGAGGATGAAGGCGCGGGTGATCGCGCGGGGGGCAGATTCATCCCAGCCGAAATTGATACTGCCTTTCCGGTCATAAACGCTGAGATGATACTGCCTTTTCCCGTCAAGCATCATCGCTTCTACTGTCGGCTCGCGGTGAACAGCAACTAGCCGATCGAACAACTCCCACGCCGCCGCGATGGCGTTCGGGTAGTCGGGCGGTCGCACGTCTTCGGCAAACGCTCGCGATGCTGCCATCCGCACATCTTCTCCGGGCCGTATCCACAGGACGTTATGCCTTGCCCATCCCATCAACTCCGCTGCCTTGATCCGCAACTCCTCATCCGTCAGCGCCATCACTTCGTCGGGTTTCATGTCTCTGACTCTACCTCCTCGACCAGCTTCTCAACAAACCGTCGCCGCTCGTCAGCCTGCCACTCCAGCAAGATCTCGATCGCTTCCAAGAGATTCCGCTGCCCCTCCGTCATCCGAATCGGGCCTCCAGCGTGAACCAGTGCCACAGATCCGGCCACCACTCCGGCGCAAGCCACATCTCCGTATCGACTTGACTCGGATTCGACCAGTCCGGGGCTCCCTTCACCCCACTCCGAAACGGATCCATGTCGACGAATAGGCTCGCCGGCCACATCAGCCAGCCCAGCGACCGACACTGTCGAACATGGTTCTCTTCGTAGCGCAGAATCCACTCGCGCTTCTCTGAGGTCTTCAGCTTTCGGCTTGCGAGGATCGTGTTGCCGAAGGTCATCGCGGATACCGATATGTCGTCAGTCCAGACGAGGAACACGGGATCAATGTGAAGCGCCACCGAGTAGAACGTCATGTCGAACGTCACGTCAAGCGATCGCAATTCGATGTCGCCTCCGTAGCAGAGCGCCAGGAAGAGAGCCCCGATTGCGATCACTCCATTCAACATGTTGCTCCTCAGAAGAGCGTCAGCGGCCTATCCCGCAACTTCCAGCGGGCGAACCGCTTGCCGTCCACCACGACGGGAATCGTCTCGATCTCGACGCCTTGCTGCCGTAGCTCAGCGATCCGCGCCGGGGCCTTGGCACAGCCCCAGCGATTGAGCGCATCCAGCCGCGTGAAGGATTCCCCGCGCTTCAGCGCCTCGAGCATCTCAGTTCGTTGACTCACGGTTCCTCCTTCAGCCGAGGCGCGGCCCGTTGCCTCGGCGTCTGTTGTTCGAGTCGGCGGCTATCACGTCCTTTCGACGGGCCGCTGGTCGCGACGGTGGGATTCGAACCCACGAGCCCGGCGTCGGCTCGCCTGACTGACATCGGAGGAGATGCCGCCCGATTGCGTCGCGGTAGGATGGCGGGGCAGCCCGAAGGCCACCCCGCCGACTGCAAGGAGGTTGCAGATGCGTCGCGAAGCTGGCCTAGGGCTCCGCTGTCGCGTTACTGCCCACTTCAACATGCGTTCACCTCAACGGGGCGGCTGGCCGGGCGCTACTCCGGCTGAGGGGTTGCGGTTTCCACGAGTGACCGCTGGTCTGGTTAGCGTTGATGGATGGGTCCATTCCCCTCGGCCGTGCTCCATCCATCCGCCGCGTGTCTGCTTTCCACGCCGCAGCCGCCCCGTTACTCATCTGTAGATCATGCATTTCGGCAACGCTTCGCGCAGCGGTGCCACGTCCGTGAGCTGGTTGTCCGCCAGGGAGAGCGTCGTCAGCGAGGTCAACCCGGCCAGTGGCGCCACGTCCGTGAGCTGGTTGCCCCCCAGGGAGAGCGTCGCCAGCGAGGTCAACCCGGCCAGCGGCGCCACGTCCGTGAGCTGGTTGCTCCACAGGTAGAGCGTCGTCAGCGAGGTCAACCCGGCCAGTGGCGCCACGTCCGTGAGCTGGTTGTCCGACAGGTAGAGCCACGTCAGCGAGGTCAACCCGGCCAGCGGCGCCACGTCCGTGAGCTGGTTGCTCCCCAGGTAGAGCGTCGTCAGCGAGGTCAACCCGGCCAGCGGCGCCACGTCCGTGAGCTGGTTGCTCCACAGGTAGAGCGTCGTCAGCGAGGTCAACCCGGCCAGCGGCGCCACGTCC